TAAAAGGTAAAAAAGAAGTTTTAACAAAGGTTGAATTAGCTGTAGACCCAAAGAAACAGCAGACAACAAAGAAAAATACAGTCATAACTGAAACAGAGCTAGACAAAGCTCCAAAGAAAGTTAGAGACTTTATAAAAGAAAATAAAGAGTCTATCGTTTTTAAACCAAACGAAGGACCACAAACAGATTTCCTTGCTTCATCAGAACAAGATGTATTATATGGAGGTGCAGCAGGAGGAGGAAAGTCTTATGCGATGTTGGTAGACCCACTTCGCTTTATGCATAGACCTTCCCATAGAGCATTACTTCTAAGAAGAAGTATGCCAGAACTAAGAGAATTAATAGACAAATCAAGAGAACTATATCCAAAAGCTTTCAACGGAGCTAAATTTAGGGAAGTTGAAAAGTTATGGAAGTTTCCTTCGGGGGCAACATTGGAGTTCGGATATCTTGACAGAGACGCTGATGTATATCGGTATCAAGGTCAAGCTTATAGTTGGATAGGTATTGATGAATTAACACAATACCCCACCGAGTTTCCACTTCAATACTTGCAATCACGATTAAGAACAACAGACCCAGAGATAAGAACTTATATCAGGTGTACTGCAAACCCCGGGGGTGTCGGTGGACATTGGGTAAGAAAGAGATATCTTGACCCTTCACCACCAAATACTTCATTTGAAGGTCCAGATGGACTATCAAGAAAGTTTATTCCAGCAAGGTTAGATGATAACCCATATCTATCAGAAGATGGTAGATATGAAAAAATGCTGGAATCTTTACCACCAATACAAAGAAAACAATTATTGGAAGGTAACTGGGATGTTGCCGAAGGTGCAGCATTTGCAGAATTTAATCCAGAGATTCATGTAATCCCGCCTTTTAAGATACCTACACATTGGATGAGGTATAAAGGACTGGATTATGGATATGCTTCAGAGTCAGCTTGTGTTTGGGCTACTATAGACCCAGATGACGATACTTTAATAATTTATAGAGAACTATACAGAAAAGGATTGACTGGCGAAGATTTATCTGATATGATAACAGAATACGAAAGAGATGAACATAGAAGTATTCAAGGAGTATTAGATAGTGCAGCTTGGAATAGAACTGGCGTAGGAGGACCAACTGTAGGCGAAACTTTGGTCCGAGCAGGTCACAAATTAAGACCAGCAGATAAAAATAGAATACAAGGTAAAATTCAAGTACATGAATATTTAAAGCAGGATAAACAAACGGGCAGACCTAAACTACAGATATTCTCTACTTGTGTTAATATGATTAGAGAATTACAAAGTATACCGATAGACCCAAATAGAACAGAGGATGTTGATACTAAATCATCTGACCATGCTTATGATGCTTTAAGATATTTAATTATGTCAAGACCGCAGAAACCATCAGCATATAGAAATATGGCAGAAATAAAACGATTTACACCTTCTGACCCTACATTTGGTTATTAAATAACAATGGATGATTGGATTATAACAAATATGAGAAACATGATAATAGACGGATTAGTATCACACGCAGAAGGACATATAACAAAACATAAAGCTAATATTGAAGTATACCTTAAAAATCCAGTAGGAGTAGGTGAACATCCAGATATATTAGAAGCAATAGAAAAAGAATTAGAGATTATAGCTAAGTATGATGACCAGATAGCTATGTTAAAGAAATACTTCTAAATGCCAGTATATAGATTTAGAAATAAAGAAACAAACGAAGTCTATGACAAAGTTATGTCATATGATGATATGATGAAATATCGCAGGAAAAGACATATAGAGCAAGTGTTTGTTGCTCCAAAGATATTTAGATTAAACGATATGGGCGGACCGGAAGACCAATTTAGAGAATGGTGTAAACAACCGGAAACAGATATAGATACAAGTAAATCTAATAACTTTAGACACTCTAAGGAGGAGTATATGTATGGCGGTAAAAGCGATAAAGATTGATAAACAAAATCTTAAAGTCGGTTATCAAGACATAGAACTACAGGTAACTACTCCAGATTTTAAAAAAGATGTTTTAACTGACTGTTATGGTCAGTACATACAACGAGAAAATGTAATACAGATACAATCTGATTTAACAAAGCTAGATGAGGTTAATACTGTACTACATGAATTATTCCATGCTATAGCTTATATTTCTGGTGAAACAGGAGATGGGGGTGTTTTACATGGGGATTCAAAAGAAGAACGATTAATAAATAGCTTTACTAATTACTTTGTTCAAGTATTGAGAGACAACAAGTGGTTGTTGCCTTATTTACAAAAGAATTTACTTGACAAACCTAACAAGTAGGTGTATAATATAGATTAAGGAAGATATGGCAGAATATAGCGATAATAATAATATTAACTCTAATGAGGAAACTAACGAAGAAGTAGAAGCTACAAGACTAGCAGGTTTTGTCTACAACAAGTTTGATGAATCTGAGAGAGCTAGGCGTAGTGATGAAGAACGATGGTTAGAAGCATTTCATAATTATCGTGGGAAATACTACAAAAATGTTCATTTTAGAGAACACGAAAAGTCAAGAGTATTTGTAAAAGTAACTAAGACTAAAGTTCTTGCAGCATATGGACAGCTAGTAGATGTTTTATTTTCTGCTAATAAGTTTCCCATCTCTGTTGAAGAAACCAAAGTACCAGAAGGTGTAGCTAAAATTGCACACCTCAATCCTCTCAAAGAGCAAATGGGAGACAATCTTCAACAGTCAGCCCCGACTATAGAAGGTAATTTAGGTTATCAACCCGGTACTTCCCCTCAACCGGAAATGTCTCCACTTGGTTTTGAAGGAGATGGGAAAACTCTAAAGCCGGGTGCTTTGTTTACTGACTTACAGGGTAACGAAATACTTGGTGGTTTAAAAGACGAACTAGGTGATAATGCAATAGAAGAAGGACCAGCTCCTCTTCCTAATATGGCACAGATAAAACCTGCTGCTAAATTAGCAAGACGCATGGAAAAATTAATCCATGATGAGATAGAAGAGTCAAATGGTTCACAAGAATTAAGAAGTGCATTATTTGAATCTGTGCTTTTAGGCACAGGTATTATTAAAGGTCCATTTACTTTTAATAAAACTTTACACAAATATGCAAAGACTGAAGATGGCTCAAGAGAATATTCTCCAGAGGAAGCTAAAGTACCAAGAATAGAATTTGTAAGTGCTTGGGATTTTTATCCAGACCCAAATGCTAAAAGTATTGAAGAGTGTGAATATGTTATACATAGACACAAACTAAATAGAAATCAATTAAGAGATTTATTAAGCAGACCTTTCTTTGATAAAGAACAAGTCTTAGCTACATTAGATGATGGTCCTAACTATCGTAATAGAAGTTATGAAACTCAAATACGACAAGAAGATGACTATACTCAAAATGAATACGACAGATATGAAGTATTAGAATATTGGGGTATTGTAGATAGAGAAACTTTAGAAAGCTCACAATTAGAAATACCGGAAGGTATGGATGAAGAGATGGAGTTTCAAATTAATGCTTGGGTAACTGAGAACAGAGTTTTACGAATGGTTCTTAATCCATTTAAACCATATCGTATACCATATAATTCATTTCCTTACGAAAAAAATCCGTATAGTTTTTTTGGTATTGGTGTACCAGAAAATATGAATGATGCACAACAGATTATGAATGGTCATGCAAGAATGGCTATTGATAATTTAGCATTATCGGGTTCACTTGTTTTTGATGTTGATGAATCAGCATTAGTAGCAGGTCAAAACATGGATGTATATCCGGGTAAAATATTCAGAAGACAAGCTGGTATGCCGGGTCAAGCAATTCATGGATTAAAGTTTCCAAACACATCAACAGAAAATATGATGATGTTTGATAAGTTTAGACAGTTGGCAGATGAGTCAACAGGTATACCATCATACTCACATGGACAAACAGGTGTTCAAAGTATGACAAGAACAGCTTCGGGTATGTCAATGTTACTTAGTGCGGCTAATCTAAATATTAAAACAGTTGTCAAAAACTTAGATGACTTTTTATTAAAACCATTGGGCGAAGCATACTTTCAATGGAATATGCAATTCTATGAAGGTGATTTAAATATAGATGGCGATTTAGAAGTTAAAGCTACTGGAACTTCTTCTTTAATGCAAAAAGAAGTTAGGTCACAAAGATTAACAATGTTTATTCAAAGTGTACAAAACCCTGCGATAGCACCTTTTGTAAAAATACCAGAACTAATAAAAGAACTGGCATACACTTTAGACCTTGACCCAGAAGAAATTATTAACGACCCTAATGAAGCTGAAATCTATGCAAAGATAATAGGATTACAAAATGCTAGACAACAACCAAATCAACCAGCTCAAGCAGGTGGTCAGCAGCCCCCAATGGCATCACCTCAAGGAATATCTCCAGAAGCTCCAACACCAGACAACTCGGGAGTTGGCGATGGCACAATCGGAACAGGCGGTGTACCGATGCCAGGGGAGATGGAGTTTACTGGACCAGCTACTTAATTTATCTGAGACAGTAAAGTCATACAAAGATAATTGACTTCTATAACAGAAGAACTTTTAGCTTGGTCAGAAAATTTTTTAGAAAAGCCAAATAAAGATTTAGGGGGATGGGCAGTTTGTCCATATGCAAAAGCGGCTAGACTAAAAGACAAAGTTAAAATTGTTGAAGTAGACCACAGAAAAGATTTTTTATATACTGTTTCTAAAGAAGCAAGAACAATAAAAGAACAAAAAAAACAATTAATTATTGTTGCTTGTGATGATTTAAATTTAACTTGCGAAGAATTAGCTTGTTATGTAGACGCATTAAACTATGCATTTGTTTATAATGATGTTTACCTTATGCCTTTTCATCCGGATGATGGAGATTGTGAAGCAGTAGATTTCTTAACCGAACATGAAACAAATGTAGAAGCAGACTACGAGTTTTATATGGTTCTTATTCAACCATATAATGAGTTGGAGAGTGCATCAAAGCTTCTCCATAAAAAGGGGTATTATGATAAATGGGATAAGAATTATTATCGTGATACTGTAATTAAACGACAAACCTATAGGAGAGTATATCATGATGGGAAAAAAGAAAAAAGCTAAAAGCATGATGCGTGGCGGTGGAATGGCTAAAAAGAAAAGAGTCAAAAAAGCTGGTGGCGGCAAAATGAAAAAGAAAAAAGTTAAAAAGAAAAAAGTTAGATAGTAGTGGCTACTGAAAAACTTAAAAATCAAATGGATTCATTTCTGATACCAAGCTCAGAGATGAATCCTACTATGGGATTATATGATGTAGCTACACCTCAAAGTGCTAGAGAGGGAACACCTAAAAGATTATTTGACCCTATGAGAGCAAGATATCAAGAAGGTGATGTAGTTACAGAAGACACAAA